CACACCTCCACCCTTTCGGGACCGCAGCCAGCGCCGGAAAGACCCGGTTAGCGCGGATTAAATGTGTAGATCGATAATACCTTTACATCCACGGTGTCAGGGAGAGTAGTATTCCACTCCCACGTTTTTTCTGACCCCCTCCGGCCCACCAGTTTTTGGTGGGTGGTGCCGGAGCCTACCTGAACAGCCCAGTCGACGAGTGATCGTCTAAGGGGCGGCGAAGATAGGATGGCACGCACGTTCGATGTTAGAACGACGTGTTGAAGCTCACTCTCGCCACTTAGCCCATGTCGGGCGTAGATGGCGTAGGACGGATAGAGGTAGTCCCCTGGTAGGGGAGCTTTATGCCTCGGACTCGTCCACGAGTAGGTCTCAAATGTGTAGCCTCCGAACCCGCACCGCGAATGGTTCCTCTCACGCGACAGTTTCCTGTTGCAATGAAGGTGGCCATCGCCGTAAGCCGCGGGTCCCCACTTCCTTGCCGATTCTGGGATATACTCCAGAACTATCTCGGCACGGGTGTGGTCGAACTGCCCAACGTAGTAGTTGTGCAGCGCGAAGAGGTCGGCCATGCGTAACGCTTTTTTGGCGTACCATGGCCGGATATCGATGCCGCAAAAGTAATCAGCACCACACGACTCCCTAAACGGGCCCTTCCAGAAAGACTTGGAAGGGTTGGGTGTGAACCCAAGGTCGCGAAGGACCGCCACAAAAGCCTCGGCGCACGCGGAAGGGACAATGATGTCGTCCCCATACGTGCGGATATCCCGAGTAGGCACCCCTTCAATCTCAGCCACGGTAGTGGCTATAGAGAAGAAGAGGGCCGTCTGTAGCGGAAATGTGAACCCATTACCCATGGAGCTAAACATCTGCAGGTTTATGCGCTCGCCTTGGTATTCAACCGTTGGCGTGCGTCCCGCTTCAAGTAGCTCTAACCAGTCCTCACTGAGGACGTGTCGGACAAGTCCGAGGGCTATAGTATCACTGGCACTGCTGAGGTCGATGGTTGCTAGAGTCCCATCTATGGACCCACGCCGCGCAAGCCGTTGGTTAGGCTCTTGCTTCGTGATGTCCAAACCCCACGGCTTGATACGCCGCTCCATCTCACGTCCGATACCCCGCTGGAACATTACATTCAGCGAGGGCTCGACCACGATGGATCGGTGCGTTAAAGCCGTTTTTGCGACGAAGCCCAGCTTACCGTCCCTGACAAGGGAACGGAGCTGCTTTACCTCACCAACGTACTCAGTCCAACCAGGCATCATGCCGGCTAATCTTGGTACGTAGCGAAGAAGGCTTGCACTACACTGGTACCCCGCACTTAGTTTCGTGCGAGGATTCGACTTTGCCTTAACGACATCAGTCGTGGCACCTTTGCCGAATACCAGGTGCAGGTCCTCAACCATTGGTGCATCCCCAAGCATCTGATCCATTTTACGCATAACGCCGTGGAGTACGGCTTCTACGCGCGGGCGGAATTGAAACCCCCCGCGGGACCAGGCTTGGAAACACTGATTGGTGATTCTGCACTGCTCTTCAGCTTTACGAAACTTCTCCCATGCCGACCTTTCAC